GTGACACATCCCCGCAACCTGTCCGAGACTGTGGACAGTTTTCCCAGCTCGCTCGACGTTCTGGGATCACCCGCCAGCGGTCTAGTAGATATCATCCTGGACTGTAATGACACTGTCTTGCAACGTATCCGGCTGACGACGGACCTCGCTCATATCCTCCGCGCGAAGCTCTCGTACAAGCTGGACGTCCAGTGAGCGAGTGGCGGGTTGGCGTAGCGAAAGTGGTTGGGACAAAGGGCGGTCGAATTATCGTCGCTTGCCCACACTGCACACACACCCACGTCCACGAACGGGCCTCACTGGGGTCTCAACTCGTCCTAGCCGGATGCCACAAGGGTTACCGCTGCCTACGCGCCTACTCAATCCCCGACCGGAAGACAAAGCCATGACCCTAATTCCCGGAGTTTCCAGCCTGCACGGATGCCTAGTACGCGCTCTGGAAACCGAGGCTGGCGAGCGTGGGTACCTGATCAGGCTCGGACTACCGGATGGGTCTAGCGTGAACCTACTCGCGTCCGTCGGTGAGCTCGACAACCTACGTCAACAGATCGAAAAGGCCACCGTCTCAGGAATGTTGGGCAGCAGGTGACTGTGCAGGAACCGAGCCCTCTGTGAGTGATGATGATCCATACGTGGTGATCACCGATTACGGTGAGGCAACTGTCGAGCCACCCCCATGGTTGGCGACAGTGCCGCCACTAAACGCCGAGCGACTGCCAGGTACTCCGGGCTTTCGCCGCGCCAAGAAAAACCAAGGACTACCCGGCTTAGCCCAGTCCTACCCCGGGACAACGGCTGTAGACACCACACGGGCCCGCCTGCTCGGTGAGCAACGGCGGTGCGCGCTGTGTGGGTGCGCGCTGAGGCTCGCCTACACGGTGCACGGACCTCAGCCCCGTACCCACGTTGAGGACGGGGGGAGGATCTATGTGGCAGGGACCCCGGGCCCCTCGCACCGATCGTGCACCTACTACGCAGCCATCATGTGTCCATACCTGCGGTATCCCGACGCGGTAGGCCGAGCCGTCGGGTCCCGTCGGGTCCCCGAGGCATACATCGTCGGGTTTCTGAATTACGAGACGTTCACGGACGAAAGACAACCCGCGCACGACGCGATGCGGGGAGGCGTTCCTGACGTTCGTTTCCGCTATCGGGACCCAATCGAACTGACCCCCTATGTCAGGGGTACTGACCTTATCCCTGAATATGAACAGGCGATAGCTTTAGACGCCAACATAATTGACGTATCCACAAGGCTATGGTGGTCAAGGGACGATGAGCCTTACCTAGCCAGCCAGACTACCGGAGAGACGCACATTCGCTCGCTCGGTTCTGCGGCTGCGCGATACAGAATCAAGCAATGCCCCATGATCGGGAGATCGCAATGAGCCTTGTCGGCGTAACCGATTCCATGACACCCGGCGAGAGGGCGACTGTCGCACAAGAATTATGGGAGAGGTACGACACCCGCTCCATCACTAGAACCGAACTACGGCGAGAGGTAATCAGGGCGTGGGTTTCATGTGACACCCCGCACCTGCACCTTACAAACAGTCAGTGGCGCGCAATGTTCCGCGCGGCGGGATACACGTCGAACGGTGAGGCAGCTACGCCCCCTAGCGAGCCTGTCTTGCTGTACCGCGCCGCGCCGCCCACACGCCAAGGCAATTGGAGTTGGTCACCCAATCTCGCAGTAGCCCAGTACTTCCAGCGCACGGGCGCCCCCGGGCCTGTCGACCCAACCCCTATGGCTAGTTCAGTCCTATGGACGTGTGTCGTACCCCCAGATCGGCTACTAGCACGTATCAAGCAAGACTTCAGAATTGGTGGTGGTTTAACAGCCAGCCGAGCCGTGACCATTCTCTACGGCTTTCCCCCGGTAGACGAATACGTCGCGGACGTTGACGGCCTCGATATCCAGCGCTACGGGTGAAACCCTGCCTCGAATGCGGTGAGTTGACTGATGCCAGCCGCTGCCCTGAATGCCGTTCTAAGCCGACCAAGCCTAGTGCGGCCAGTCGCGGCTACGACTCCCGTTGGCGGGCCCTCAGCGTACGCGCCAGACGGCTGCAACCGTGGTGCACAGACTGCGGGCAGACTGAGGATTTGCAGGCTGACCACACACCCGAAGCGTGGGCACGCAAAGCCAGCGGGCTACCAATCAGGCTATCGGACATCGTCATCAGGTGCGGGCAGTGCAACCGCTCAGCAGGCGCGGCACGCGGGGCGCACGTGCATCGTGACGATTAGCGCAGGTCAAACCGCATGCGTTTCCATACACCCGAAAGGGTGGCCAGGGGCCCTGACCAGGGCATCACGGAGACCCTTCGGGCAAAGCGCGGGGACAATTACTTTTTCTTAGAGTCATGACGGCAAGTTGGAAGTCTGGGTTGGAGCGTAGTTGAACTTGATGTTGCCATCCGCATCGGCCGACTTCGTTGTTACCAATACGTCGTAGTGCACGCCTTCGTCATCAATGATCTTGCACTTCTGGGTTGCGCCCACTTCGCCCTTAAGCGGCCCTTCGCAACCCACGCTCTGCAAGACGTAGCCTTGCTTCTCTTTAACCGCGTCCGCGAGGGCCTTCTCTAGCCCTGCCTGGGTAAGCTGCGGGGTCTGGTTGGTCTGCTCTTTATCGGAGTTTGAGAAGAACTTTACCTGGCAACCCGATAGGGATATCGCCGCCGTTAATGCGATCCCGACCGCTAAGACAACTTTCACAGAGAATAGTTTGCCATGCCCGCTGGCCCCAAGAACGCTGTTGACTCAAGTCCACTACCATGGCGCCCTCGGTCTGCTGGATCGGCCCGTTTTCAGTCCTTCTGCCGGAGATTCATCCTCGTACCGAAAGGCACGGGTGCACGGTCCCCGCTCGCACTCCGTGACTGGCAGCGGGACCTGGTCGGTTCAGTCCTAGACGCTGTCACTCAGCCACGTATCGCAGGGTGGTGCCTCCCGCGCGGGCAGGGAAAATCTACCCTTGTCGCTGCGCTCGGACTCTACGAACTTATGACCGGCGGCGAGGGCGCGACAGTCATTGTCGCCGCTGTCGACGAACGTCAGGCAGGCATCGTGTTTGGGATCGCCCGCCGGATGGTAGAGCTGAGCCCGGAACTTAGTGCACGCATCCAAATCTTCAGGGACCGGCTGGTAGTGCCGAGCCGAAACGCTACGTTTCAGTGCTTGCCCGCCTCCCCTGCGTCCCTAGAGGGCCTGGACTACTCGCTCGCTATCTGCGATGAGATCGGAGTTATCGACCCCGAAACGTGGCAGGTGATCGGCCTAGCGCAAGGCAAGCGCGAACGTTCCACGTTGATTGGTATTGGCACGCCAGGTCCGCGCGAGGACAACGTTCTCGCTCAACTACGGGCGTATGCCGCCGAGCACCCGGAGGATGATAGCCAGGTCTACCGCGAGTTTAGCGCTGCAGGTTTTGAGGACCACCCGGTTGACTGCGAACACTGCTGGGCCCTCGCGAATCCGGCAATGGACGACTTCCTTTACCGGGACGCGTTGCGGGCACTGTTGCCGCCCAAGACAACTGAGTCGAATTTCCGCCGGGCGCGGCTGTGTCAGTTCGTGGACGGGAACGATGACCCGTTCGTCACCGCAGATGTGTGGCGAGACCTCAACACCGGGCACGGCATTCCGGACGGGTCAGAGGTTGTCATCGGTCTGGACGGTTCATTCGGTGGCAAGGACGCCGACTGTACCGCGCTGGTGATTGCAACCATCGGTCCGACCCCGCACTTGGACGTGTTGAGGTTGTGGGAGCCGGACGGCACCCCGCAATGGCGCGTTCCGATTCTTGAGGTTGAGGACGTGATCATGTCCGCTACAAAACGGTTCCATGTCCGCGAAGTGGTCGCCGACCCGTTCAGGTGGTCTCGGACTCTGCAAGTGCTTGCGTCGCAGGGCATTCGGATTGCCGAACATCCCTGGTCCCCTGCCCGCGTGACCAAGGCTACGACAGCATTCCATTCCGCTGCCGTGAATGCCCAGCTCAGCCATTCGGGTAACGAACGCCTTGCCGCGCACATCGCGGCGGCAACCATTACGGAACATGCTGGGGCACTGCGCATTACAAAGGCGTCGGGACGCAAGCGCGGCGGCGCCAAAATCGATCTGGCTGCAGCGGCCCTTATGGCCTATTCACGGGCGAGCTGGCTTGGGACACAGCGTAAACCATCTAAGAGAGCGTGGAGTTTTAAATCTTGAGTTCCCCACTGCTGATCGAAATGTCCCAGCGGCTAGACGCTGGTCTAGCGCGGCGCTCGGAAAACCGTTCGTACTGGGCAGGTAAGCAGCCGCTTGCCTATCTCGCCCCCGAGGCGCGGCAAGCGTTGGGAAACCGGTTCGGAGTCCTGGCCGTCAACTTCCCCCGGGTCGCTGTCACTGCGTTAACAGAACGGCTGCGGCTCAATGGCTTCGACGGCACCGAAGTGTGGGACGACTTGTTGCGCTGCGACTATGACCAGCTTGCGCACACGTTGCACCGCGAAGCCCTCTTGCAGGGTGAGGCGTACGTATTGGTGTGGGCGGATGAGTCGGGCAACCCGACCGTAACCATCGAGTCCGGGGAAACGGTTGCTGTTAAACGCAATCCGGTCAATCCGGCCGTCGTCACAGCTGCTATCAAGCGGGTGCGGGTAAAGACAACCCCCTCACAGACCGGACATACCGATATCTGGATCTACACACCGGAATGGGTGCAGCATTGGCGATCGAACGCCCCGGGCGGCTCTGGGGAATTCGTTCTACAGAAGGAAACGCCAAACCCGCTTGGCGTGGTTCCCGTAGTGCCGTTCACCAATTCGGACCTACTACCCAGCGCCTGGTCTGACGCACTCTATCTGGAGTACTCCGGCGAATCGGAGATCGAACCGCTTAAGAACCTGGTCGACGGGCTGAATAAGACTGTGGCTGACCTGGCTGTGGCACAAGAGTTCACCGCGCGCCCACGCCGTTGGGCAACCGGCATTGAGGCGACCGAGGCGCCGGTAGTCGCCGAGAACGGCGACCCCGTTCTAGACGGCGCCGGGGAGCCAGTCACCGAGGCAGTGAATCCGATCCCCGAGGGCAACCGCGCGATGTTGTCTGCCAATGACGCTGCCCGCTTCGGGCAATTAGACGGGGCCAATCTCGCCGGGTTCCGCACTGCCGTAGACATCTGGGTTCAACAGATCATGACTGTGACCGCGCTTCCCGCTCACATGTGTGGTATCACCACCGCCAACCCGTCGACGGCTGACGCGATCCGTGCCGCCGAGGCCGGACTGACATCTCGTGCGGAGGCTAAGGGCGCGATGTTCGGCCGGTCTCATGAGCAGGTAGCGTGCCTGGTGTACGCCATCCGCCACAAAGTGTCCCCCTCGGCGGTTGTGGCGCGGGCACTATGGGGCCCCTTCGATCAGCGGTCCGAGGCAGCGAGCGCCGACGCTGCGGTCAAGCTCTACGCCAGCGGCCTACTTTCGCGAACCGCAACGTTGCGGCGCTTGGGATTCACTGCCAACGAGATTGCCGAGGAACTGGGGCACATTGAACGCGATGCGCAACTAGGCCAGGACATCGCATTGGGACGCTACGTGCGGAATGTCGCGCGCCCCACCAACTCCTCCGATTCTGGCCAGAACTCCAGCCAGTAGGACAACTAGAGGCCATTAAGCGCTACCAGAAAGACAACGCATGAGCAATGCAGAAGTAACCCCGGAAGTCCAGCCGAGCGAGCCAACAGACGAGCCCGAAACGTTCGACCGCGAATATGTGGAGGGACTCCGGCGAGAGAACGCAACCCACCGAGCCCGCGCCGTCGAAGTATCCCGACGTCTACACACAGAACTAGTGCGCGCTGATGGCCGTCTCGCGGATCCGGCAGACCTACCGTACGACCCAACCCACGTCGATGACCCTGCAGCGGTGACACTAGCTATCGACGAACTATTAAAGGCAAAGCCCCACTTCGCTTCCCGCGTGCCTAACGGGCATGTGGGACAAGGTGACAAGGACGCGGGCACACCCGTAAGCATTATCAGCGAACTTAAAAAGCTCGTATAGCAGTACAATTGAGGTGCGGGCCTGGTGCCCCGCTGCAATTTCTAGGGCCTGGCGCCCATCCCCTTTATCGGTCCTGGTGACCACTCACGCTCGAGCCCGGCGCTCGCATTCCCGCAACCCCAGCGTGTTGCGATCATGTTTCATACCAGAGGTATTCATACATGGCTATTGCCATTCCCAGCGGGAATCTATCCGCTATTCAGTCGCAGCTATCCCAGGCAATCGTTGCGCCACTACAGGAGCGCAGCACGTTCCTGTCTCTGCCTGGAATCAACATCTACGACACGGCTGCACCGCTTCGCATTCCACGCGCCGCGTCCACGTCGCCGAGTGCCGCGTTCGTAGCACCGGGCGTGCAGATCACCGACTCTAACGTAGCGCTGGACGAACTTTCGTTGCTGCCAACCGAGCGGACAAGCCTCAAGACTTGGACACCCATTAGCAATGAGCTGATCCGTCAGGCCACACTTTCGATGGAAGCTGTACTAACACAGCGGATCACCGAAGATCAGGCCCTTGTACTGGATGCCGCACTGTGGAACGGGGCCGGTACGTCCAACGCGATCAAGGGCATCCTGAAGCAGTCTGGAATCACGACCTCGACTCAGGCAAACTTGCTCACCGACCCGGATATTCTGATTGACGAGCTCGCCACGATGAGCGAACGGTTCGTTACCCCAACCGTTCTGGTGATGCGCCCGACCACCTTTGCCGCTCTACGCAAGATCAAGGTGGGCACTGGTGACAACCGCTATGTGATCGATCCAAACGCAGCATTCGCCGCTGGCGCCCTGCAGCTCCTTGGCCTGCCGGTAGTCTTGACCACCAACGTCCCAGCGAGCGCCGTCGCCATCCTGGATACAACTCATATCCACGTGGCCCGCGACACCGACAATTCGGTGACCATTCTGGATCAGACTCTGGCACAGTCTGACTCGATTGCAATCCGCACCGTGTCGCGCTACGACGTTGTAGTCGATGCTGGTGCGGCAGTCTCTCTGATCAAGACGAGCTAACCATGGCGGCACCGACTCCAACGGAGCTTGGTGCACTGTTGGGACGGCCGGTCACCACGGAGCAGGCCGACGCCGTGTTGGCTGTGGTGACCGGTCACGCCCGTGCCTACACTCGTGGACGCGGGTTCACCGACGGCATTCCCAACTCCGACATTCACGCCGTAATCCTTAGCGCAGCAGCCAGGTTAGTTTCACATCCGGCACAGGTTGGCACCGCAGTTGTTAAGGGGCCAGAGCAAGCCTCCTGGACGGCAGCACCATTCGCATTCAGCCTCGCCGAGCGCATGACACTTGATCGATACAGGGTGAACGCGCTGTGATCAGCGGCAAGGTATACCGCGTAGTCACCCGTGATGCGCACGGCGACCCTATCGACGCAGACGGCAAGCCCGTTCGACTCACCGATGATGGACTTGTCGGCACAGTCGTCGGACTCATCATGGGTGGACAAGCGGTGCAGCCGGTTACCGGTCGCGGCGAAGTAGCCAGCACAGAGGGGCTCATCGGCGCTCCCCGTGGTGCTGCTGTGAAGCTCCAGCACGGGGACCGCCTGGTCATCGGCCAGATCACCTACCAGATCAGCGGCCCCCGGCTGTGGGACTTCCCGTCTAACCTGACCGGTCAAGACTTAGGCTTGTACTGGATAAAGGCAACGGCCACGACCAACTAAATAGACGACTGCAAGGTCCGACCCCACAAAGGTCAAAGGGAATTGAATGCACCCTGGCCAGCCTTGTAGTGAGCACGCAATGCGGGCGTGCACGCAAAACCCTCGGTATGCAAACACCGGGGGTTTTGCCGTTCTTGGATGTCCGAGTGTGGATCAAGTTTGGAGATCGTAGGAACACCTAAACCCATTGTGCTACTTGATAATTCGAATAAGTCGGGACTATTCTCCCAGTATGAACACGTTATGGACTCCCGAAGAGCGCACGTTGCTCGATCAGCTGATCAACGACAGTCCGCCCCTTACGTCGGCGCAGGTGTCACAGATATCAATGATTACCGGTCTCGTACCGCGCGACCCCCGGGGAGGTGCTAGCTCATGTTGAAAGGTGAGATTGTCGAATTCGAGCGCGAGTACTCCCGGCTGGTTTTGGACGCACGCGCCTTGCAACGCAAGCTCATACGGGCCAGATGGGCGCATGACAATGAACGAATCACCGACCTTGCAAGCCAACTCGCAAAGCTGGGACCATCGTTGCGATACGCACACACCTACTGGGCGCGCCACGGGCGGTGGGAACACTACTACCGTGTACGCGGGGGATCGATACACACAACCCTGACCTGTCGTGCGATTAACCCGGAGACGGTGCTAGAGCCGATTGACTGGTTGGCGGGCACTCCCCACGAGTCCGTGGCTGGGCTATGCGGACACTGCCGTCGGACCCTTAGGAGGAAACAACTGTCTTTTTGATGCCCTGAACTGCGGGTTTATTTTTTGGCAGACGTTAATCCGGTACGGAACTCGACCACGTCACCGTCAACCATGACGTATTCCTTGCCTTCCATCCGGACCTTTCCGGCGGCCTTGGCCGCAGCCATCGATCCGGCCTCGATGAGGTCCTCGTAGGACACCACCTCGGCCTTGATGAAGCCCTTCTCGAAGTCGGTGTGGATGACGCCGGCCGCCTTGGGCGCGGTGTCGCCCTGGTGAATCGTCCACGCGCGCGCCTCTTTTGGCCCGGCGGTCAGGTAGGTCTGCAACTTCAGCGTGTGAAAGCCTGCCCGCGCCAAGGCATCCAGGCCACGCTCGGCCTGCCCGATCGACTCCAGCAGCTCGGCGGCAGACTCCTCGTCCAGCTCCTGCAGCTCGGACTCGATCTTGGCGTCCAGGAACACCGCGTCGGCAGGGGCCACCAACGCACGCAGCTGCGCCACCCGTGCCTCGTCCCCCAGCACCGACTCGTCGGCGTTGAACACATACAAGAACGGCTTGGTGGTCATCAGGTTCAGTTCGCGCACCGACGACCAGTCTTTACCTGTCGAGAACAGCGTCTTGCCCCCGTCGAGCACCTCCTGCGCGGCCTTGGCGGCATCGAGCAGCGGCTGGCGGTCCTTTTTGTTCTTGGCTTCCTTCTCCAGCCGCGGCACCGCCTTCTCCAGCGTCTGCATATCGGCGAGAATCAGCTCGGTCTCGATCACCTCGATATCGGCGGCAGGATCGACCCGCCCGTCGACGTGCACCACGTCGTCGTCGGCGAACACTCGCACCACCTGACAGATGGCGTCACATTCGCGGATGTTCGCCAGGAACTTGTTTCCCAGCCCGGCCCCCTCGGAGGCACCCTTGACGATTCCGGCGATGTCCACGAACGTCACCGTGGCGGGCAGCGTGCGCGCCGAACCGAACACCTCGGCCAGCTTGTCCAGACGCGGGTCGGGCAGCGGCACCACGCCCTCGTTCGGCTCGATGGTCGCAAACGGGTAGTTGGCCGCCAGTACGTTATTGCGGGTCAGCGCATTGAATAGCGTCGACTTCCCGACGTTCGGCAGACCGACGATTCCCAGGTTCAGGCTCACGAGATGGAGAGTCTACGGACCGCGGCGATTAAGAATGGTGCGGTGACCTTTTCCACCAAGCGGATCTACGAGTCCCCCGACCCCTCCGACGGCTATCGCGTACTGGTCGACAGACTGTGGCCGCGCGGGGTCAGTAAGGCCGCCGCGCAGGTCGATCTCTGGTTCAAGGACATCGCGCCGAGCCCCGATCTGCGGGTCCGCTGGCACCACGCACCCGACGACGACTGGGGCGCCTACGCCGACGAGTACCGCGCCGAGCTGGCCGGCAACCCGGCGGTGGACACCGCACACGAACTCGAACGTGAGCACGGCACCATCACGTTGCTGTATGCCGCCAAGGACCCGCAGCACAACCACGCGATCGTGCTGCGGGACTTCCTAGCCGATTGA